TTGCGAATCAACACTAATTTCTCGCCCACGTTCTGTAGCAAGGGTTAGCGTTTCCCAGGTTCCTACGACTTGTCCTTTAGGATACCCGTCTGCGCGGTCGTAAGTGCCCAAACCGATTACATCGGTGAGAAACACTTTTACAACATTTGCACCAGCGAAACTAACAGGTTTTGTTTTTCCATCCATTTTTCCGGTTTTAGATGCAACTTTATAAATTTCATCCAGGATAGGTTGAAATTTCTCTGCTAACGTAATAGCTGTAGCCATTGTCTACTCCTGTTCGGCGGGCAGCCCTGCAGCCTCTCTAGCTGCGTTTGTCACTGCATCGCCGAGGACTCCATCGGTTTTCGTACCTTTCACGAAACCAGGAGTGTCTTCATCAGTTTCAAACAGATAATCATTTTCAGCTACGATCCCTTTAAGTTGTTCATCTAGTCCAAGAAGAGTGCCGTCTTCGTTGAGTTTTAAGTTCTCAGTTTTCAACAGTGCTCTAACGGCTTTCGGGTTTTTCGCTTTCGCTTTCAAAAGCGCTCCCTCAACCGCGTGATCGAATTTCAGATCACTTACTTGCTTTTCGCCGTCCGTGCGAATTTTACCAATTTGTTCTTTCGCATCAATTCCGGCTTGTTCTGCTTTCAGCTTCCATTCATCAGCGCTTTTCTTCACGCTTTCGACATCCATGTTTTTGAAGCCGTCAATCGTTACGCCTGCTTCTTTTACTTGAACCTTCAGGCCGTCGATCTCTACTTTCGCAGCTTCAGCGTCCACTTTTGCCGTTTCGTTTGTGGCTTTCAGCTTCTCAATGTCCTTGCCGTGCAATACAATAATTTTCTTCTGCACAGCTTCGTCTTCAATGCCCAACTTTTTTAGATCGTCCTTATTCATAATATCTGCTCCTTTACACCTAAGTTTTGTCGAGACAGCCTCTCCGCTGCCAGGGTTTCCGATCCATAAGCCGTCGGTTCGGCTCCAGCCTTTTACGTTTGCTGATAACGAAAAACGCCACACTTCGATTTCTCGAAAGCGTGACGCTTAGTCCCACTTTTGTTTTGCGCCCTGCTCGAAAGCATGACGCTGTCAAAATATTATACCATTAATTTATTCATATCCCATTAATTCTAAATTATTCTCTGCTGGTTGCATACTGCCATTTTTAATCTGTCCGACCAGTTTACAAAATGTGTGTTTTTTTAATTCTTCTGGATGCTCATTATAAAATAATTCATCAACAGAAGTAACTGTTTTATATTCTAAATTGTTTGTTTTGTCCTTAATGCGATAATAAACATTCACATATCCATCTATATCTATCTGCGTAATTATTGTTTTCATTATTGAAAATCTGCTTTTTTTCATTGTTTTCCTCCATTACTTATTCTTTATCTTCATATCATACCACGAAACAAATTGTTTACACAGGCTGTACATTAATTCAAGAAAAGCGCGAAACTCCTTACTCATATTGTTTCCTTATTTTCCATTAAGATACTTTTCATAATCAGCAGCATTAAGTATTAGTAAACCACGCCCATCTTGTAGCGCAATATGACCTTCTACTTTCCCGTGCCCGCAACATGAAGCACGCATATCAATACCACCAACTTGAAGAGCATTAACAATATCAGATATACAGCTATCTATCTTGCACATCTTCCACTTTTCCTCACCAGAACAAGATAAATCTGCTGGTATTTTTACATTCACTAAAGTAGTAGTATTACACATTTATACCTCCGTTCTTTTCACCCGCTTAACTCTTCCGCCTTCCCGGATATACTGCCGGTCCAGGTCTGTTTGTTTAATGAAATCACGCATGACCGCCTGGAGGCTTTTTATCTCACCGATCTCCTGGGTATTATCCTGCCCAGCTGCAGCAAGCGCACTGGCTTCTCGTTTCACTTTCCGGATCTCTCTCTCGATCGCGCGTTGTTTTTGAGTGGCTTCGTAAAAACTTATCTCTTCTCCGTTATAAATAACTGTTTCATCAGCATAGCTCTCGAGGATCGCTTTTGTATATTCATTCTCACTGATGCCTTCAAAGAATGGGTAGAATGAATGGCCAGTCAACGGCAGTTAATACCGCATAACCCATCAACCTTACCGTATCCAGTAGATTCTATAAAATCAGGATAATTGCTATTAACTGCCATTGTTCACCTCCTTGTTCCAGTATTTCAATTCAGCCTCTTTTCTTGCCATTATAGCCTCCGATAAGTTTGAGAAAGTGCCGATATTCAAATTCTTTTTATTTGCACGAATTGTAACACGCCAACAAATCTTTTTTGAGTCTGTTCTTTGGGTTACACCAGAGACTCCTGTTTTATTAGTTATTCTTACTCGTCTATTTCTACATTGAGTTTCTTGAGTAGACCATTTGCAATTAGATGGTTCATAATTTCCTTCGTTGTCAATCCGATCAATAGACAAATCATCTGTGTATCCATTTGCAAGCGCCCAATCCATAAAATTTATTGGCCCATTTTTTCCCAACCATTCATCACACATTTTTATACCACGTCCGCCATAATAAGAATATCGTGTATTATTTGGATTATAGCAACGCTGTTTCAATCCCCTATATGTTTTATTAAGACGTGTTTTATACATTCCATGTTTGGTAAACATTTCTTTTAAAATACATCCGCACGAACGAGAATCGCCGCGCCGTAATGATGCTCCGTTTACCTCTTTTCTATTGCCACACTCACACTCACATAACCAAAGTGGCTTATTATATTTATCGCTTCCAACCCTTTCAATCACAGTCCAACGCCCAAATTTTCTACCAACCATTTCAATAAACTTTCTTCCCATGTTATACACCTCAATAAGAGCATTATAACATATAGGGGTAAAACATGTGTTATTCATTGATTCCATCTAAATACTTTTCCCTGCCAAACCTCATGTGTGGGGCGTGCTCCAATATGCGCTGAAGTTTGGAATAATGTTGTTCCCATTTCACGCGCTCTGGAAATCGTAAGTTCGCCAACAGTCTGATTTACTCCGGTGAGGACGGCTCTACGCATTGATACATCAAGCTGATCCTTCCTTCCGCTTGCGAAGTTTATTACCTTCAGGCCTTCGCGTGCTGCTTCTTTGACTGATTGCCGGATAGCAGTGTTATAGTCGAATGCTCCTGTAACGATCTTCATATATGCTGAGTCTGCAGCCTTTACGAATACCTCTTGGCCAGTCTCTGCGGTTGTCATCACTAGATTGTTTATAAGATTGCCTGTCTTTCGCAGTCCCGCAGCTAATACATTCGTCATCGCCGGGGATAGGTTTAGTGGTAATGGATTCAACCCCGCTTTTTTATAGATTAAATCATCGAATTTAATTGCCTTCACGCCAGCCTGCTTAAATGCTTGATTTAAGTATTTCTCTGACATTGGCGTGAGCTGCTCTATTTTCTTTAGGATATCCTCATAAGTTGCACCAGCTTCTATAGCTCTCTGAATCTGCCATGCAGCCGTCGGGGTAACAAAATTCATTTTTGCCAGTCGGCGCGCGATATCCTTTATAACTGATTTTTGATACTCCTCGAAGAGATCTACAATAGGTTCGGACAGTATATCAAGATAATCAGATGTTAACATTCTACTCAGTCATAATATTATCTTTGAATAAATCCTGTTCTGCTTGTTTTTCAGCCTGTGCCTCTCCGACCATTTTAATCGCAGTCTCTTCATCTTCTCCAAAGTTTCTCATTCTGAATTCTACTCTTCCCATGATCCCCTGACTTACCAGCCTTAAGTCCTGCTGAAAAGCAGCGTCCTTGTCAACAATAACTGAGTCGTCGAATTCGTAAGTTACTGTATAGCTTCCCGCTGGTGCTAGTTTATATAATGTGGCCCAGGCGTCCATCGCGTACAGTAGGTGATCCAGGGTATTAGATAGCTCTTTTTGAGTATCAACTACCGTTGAATAGGTACGCTGTTTTGAAGCATTTATTTCCGTGGCGGTTTTGTCTACATTCTGTGGGTCGCTTAAAGTTCCATACGCCAGGCCAACCGTGAATTCAATCCGTTTTAATATCGCGTCCAGGCCTCTTAATATATTCTCTTCTCGGATATCCGGGGTCCATTCGTGGAACAACTCTTCATCAGCTAGGCTGCCGCTTGCGTTGAGTGCCCGGTATAAGCGTTTAATCGGCAGCACTGGCTTGTCGTTGTCATCCTTGTCGAATGCCATGAGGTCCACATATAGCGCACGCTGGCTGCTCTCGAATTCCCACAAGAAGTTAGACCATTGAATGTCCGCGTTCTTAATAAGTTCATCAGCGCGTGAGTAACATGACACTCCTAGCGGGGAATTCACATCAATATTATTCGCAAGTGGATATCTAAAATAAGCAAACAAAGGTTTCTCAATACCCTTTAGGTGGGTCTCTGGCTGTAATTCTGCCCAATCATCGACCACTTCTAGCGACACTAGCTTACCCAGGGTGCCTTTTGAGCTGCTCTGGTATGCTGTATTTCTGACAACGTATTTATTTTCTGGTAGTGTTTCGTGATATTCCAACCGCGTGTAGAATTTTCTTCCGATAGTCCTCTGATCTACGAATACGCACGATTGCACTCCGCCACTAGGATCGAATTTTATCGGGAAGAACTGATCTGCTTGAATGAAGTCAACATTAATATTTCCTTCTGACACGTATGGCTTAAGAGCAATCCCTCCTTTTGCAGCTCCATACTCTACAGTAGTGCGGATCTTTTCAATAACTTTCTCAAATTGCTCCTCGAGGTATTTTCCGCGCTTACTTTCTTCTTCAAACTTCGCTACCATCTCGATCGTTGTAATTCTAGATATCTCTGAAGAGATTGTAGCGGCCAGGTTGAGTGAAATTACATCTTTATTCAGCCACTCCGCGTCGTTTTCGTACATACGCGCCCATAGCCGGATAGCTGCAATCATTGGCTCACTCATTGATACATCAATGTGCAGCGCTTTTTTAATAGCAGTTTTGGTTATCATTTTATCCCATACTCCTTTTACCCAGCTAACAATCCCGTCAAAGATCATTTATATTCCTTATATCAAATTTACTCTTTTCGATATGATCCATGTGCTGAGACATTTCCAGTGCCACTATTTGTAGCAGTGATAGCTGTAGCGGCAGTTGCTTGTAATTTGCCCGTTGGACCGAAATCAAGAACCACACTTCCATTAGCAGGTAGATAAACTGCACCAAAACCATCTGATATTGTGAGTGTTCCTGCAGATACTGCAGTTAAAACAACTTTAAATATTCTGTTTTTTAAACCAACACCAGCAGATGCCAGAATAGTTAGAGCAGAAGCTCCATTAACAGCAAATGCTGTGCTGCCGTCAGCTACTTTTACTTCTACTAATTGGTGCCCGTCATCGGTTAAGTACATACCCATTTTATTACTCCTTATCTATCAAAACAATTAATTATCATGGATCTTTCATCTTCCCGGGATCCTGTGGTTGTTATTTTACACGATACTATGTAGTGTTTCGTGGCCACTGCCCCGGATAGCCAGAATGTGACTACACCAGAATTCACCGCTGGATCCGTGCTTTCTAGTTCCCCGGTTGGATCTATAACGATGACTGCTGCAGAAATTGCCTCGTCAGTATCATCATCCAACCAGTCACTCCAGTCAAACTGAAAGTCCAATACGGCATCTGGATCTATTTTATACACACTCATAAATGACCTCCGTTCTATCCTCGGCGCTTACGTTCTCAATTCGATCTTCAGCGTCTATTGTAAGCAATCTACACGCATTAACTAATATGGCTACTGCTAATAAATCCGCGTCAACCCCAGTTAATAAATACTCTCCTATTGCTGCTCGTAAGATTAGATCTTTAGTGAGTGAAGCGTTTACTCCGGTAAGTAAATATTCTCCAACTTCAGGAATAACTTTGTACCCCTGCAATAGATCTGCATTGACCCCAGTTTGTAAGTAGCTGCCTACGTCAGCCAGGAAACCGTATCCTTGATAGATTCCGGTAACTGTTCCGGTCATAATGAATTCGCCAATAGCAGCGGACATTATAATCGCTGATTCTCTCAACGATGCTTCATTTCCAGAAAGTATATATGCGCCAACTTCTGCTGCAAAACGATACCCTTGAAGCAAGTCTGCTGCAGTCCCGTCCATAAGATAACTGCCAACAGCTGCGGCCAGTCTGCGTTTGAGGAGCAAATCCGCTGCGACTCCAGAAAGTGAATAGCTCCCGACGTCGACAAGCATTCCGTACCCCTGGTAAAGTCCAGTAACCACACCAGATAAATTATATTCACCTACCGCTGCTGCCATAATTCTAGCACTTTCGCGCAAGTTTGCAGCTGTCCCATTTAGTAGGAAGGATCCGATTTCCGCATTGAAGCCATATCCTTGCAATAGATCCGCTGCTGTGCCACTAAGCAAAAATGATCCGACATCAACGTGAAATATTCGCTTGAAGAGAAGATCCGCTGCTGTCCCACCGAGTGCATAGGATCCTACCTCTGCATCAAACCCGTATCCCTGCAACAAGCCAGCACTAACCCCAGAGATATTATAAGCACCTACGTCAACGTGGAATATTCGTCCGAGAAGGAAATTAGCAACAATTCCATCCATAGCATAAGATCCAACGTCAGCACTCATGCTGAATCCATATCGCAGTCCCGCAGCAATCCCGCTTAACACGTACGCACCTGCGTCAATATGGAATATTCGCTTGAAAAGTATGCCAGCAGCAGTTCCGTTCAGTGCAAAACTTCCGACATCTACCAACATGCCGTAACCTTGATAGACCCCTGCAACTACACCGGTTAGGGCATATTCTCCTACCGCAGCTGCCATAATAATAGCTGACTCGCGCAACGAAGCATTCGTACCAGTCAACGCAAACAAACCTATTTCTGCACTTAATCCATATCCCGCCGATAGATCCGCAACAGTTCCAGTTAGGGCATAAGAGCCAACTGCGCAAGTTAACGTATGATGCGCTACTTGAAACGCGTCTACCTGAAACGCATTATTTTGAAAAGCTCTAACTGTCATCCGGCTTTCTTTAGCTTATCAAAGTCTATGTCGCCCTGGTACAAACTGACATCGCACCCAATTATCATTTAGCTACCTCAATTAGAGAAGCCTTGTCTATTTCGTTTACCGCAACTACCTTTGCAATACGTGCAATCTTTTCTTCCAGTGTTTCTACTGGCATTGGCGTTGGGTCATGCTTTGCTATAATCGCTTTCACGTCTGCTCGGTTTTGTATTTCTGTATGACCATCAGTAGCCCATACGATGCCAAATTCGTTACAACCAGATATTTCTATGCCAGCGTTTACTAATTCTTTATGCAGTTTATTTACATTCATATCATTACCCATTTATGAACGCTTGCAATACGGTGTCGTAGAATGTTCCAGCTGTCGCAGTGCTATACTCATTAACTGTTGCAGAATGATAACCAACACCAAATCCATATTCTGCAACAGAGCCTAACCTAATCTGATCCGCCGCCCTATTAGTTAGACCCAAATACCCGTTAGCGGCGGATGGGTCAGCACCATCTTTACCTAGTGCCACAGCATTATTTATTCCAGCCCCACCAGCCTTAAATTGTGCCGCAAGCGAGAACTGTATAGCCTCTTCTAAAACACCAATAACAAAGTAAACAGACGCCAATGCAGCATCATTATTCCACGCTCTATAAGCGGATACGTTGTATGTATGCAATGAGGCCTCAAGCATGTAGAGCTTCATTAAGTTGCGATTGTAGTAATTCCATACATATC